TTTCTCGACATTCCCATTGCGGATGTGGACATATATTGGTCTGCTCGTGGCCGGAGTGGCTTTCCTGTACGGTGCATGGATGATTATTGACACTCTGGCATTTGGTAACCCGGTTCGCGGCTATCCTTCTCTGTTGGTATCGATTTTGTTCCTGGGAGGAGTGCAACTGATCGGAATAGGTGTGCTAGGTGAGTATATAGGAAGGATTTACATTGAAACCAAAAACAGACCTCGCTACGTCATCAAGGGCAACAAAAATGCATTTAAATAAATATTATGTTTATTTCTTCGCTGGTGTAAGCCTTCTTTATGCTTTGCCTTTTATATTACATAGCAATTTATACCTTGATGATGTATACAGAAGTGTTTACGGTGATGGTTCATGGAGCCCTCTTGGGCGCCCATTAGCAGACATGATAACATTCGGTTTGTCATTAAATAGATTCTACTTGAGTGATTTCTACCCGCTAGGAATTATTATAGCAATAATTATATTTACATGTATTATATATTTTATTATTGAAAAAGAATTATCTGTGATTAGTGGGTATGCACTTATACCACTACCAACATTGTTTGCATCCCCAATATTCTTGCAAAACATGTCTTATCATTATGACAGCACTGCAATGACTATCGCTCTATCATTGGGAGTTCTTGCGTTTTACTTGTCATGTTCAAGGGGGGTGTTTTACAACATCCTCTCCATAATTTCATTAATTGCTTCTCTTTCTTTATATCAACCATGCGCAAATATATTCCTTGGCCTCATGGCCGCAAATATTATCATAAAGATAAAAAATTCAAACAACTTAAAATTAAAACAGTGTATTTTAGATAGCGTATTATTCTGCTGTTCATTCTTAATATATTATTTGTTTGTGGTGAAACTATTTTCTCTTGGAGGGCAAAGAGCATCATTTATCGAACCATCAAATATAATTAGCTCTTTGATGTTGGCACTTAAAGGTGCCTGTAACATAAGCTCACTAATCCTCACAGGGTTTATGAAGATTGTGTTTCATATTCTGGTTGCAAGCGCTGCCATATCAATAATCGCGGTAATAATAAAGATGAAGCCTAGCTTTTCAGATTTGTCATCTGCGTTATTACGCTTTTCACTCAGTATCATTTTGCTGTTCTTCTCGGCAATAGGCACTTCATTCCTTGTGGTTGAAGGCATAACAGACATTAGAGTAATGGTGGGATTATCTTCTGTTGTTTTCTTTTTGCTTGTTATTGCTTTGCGAGAATTAAACCTAAAGGCGTCATTCGCATTAGTGTCATTTATTTTATTACCCGTTGTTTCACTTTCTTTTCAGTATGTCAACGCATCTTCGTATCAAAGGGATTTTGAGTTATCAATCCTTACTAATGTTTCCAGGGATGTTGACTATGGTGCTAATGGATCAGTTTATATATCAGGAACGATGCCTTTGTCACCACAAGCCAAAGTAGCAATAAATGCAGTTCCGTTTATTGGAAGAGTTATGCCACCTTCCCCGCCTTGGGTTTCAAGGAGGCTCGCCGTGTCGGCAGGTATTAATAGCATAGAAAACTCCTGGGGTGGTGATAATCTAGATTTGATATCTAAGGTATGCGATGAAAATTTAAGACCTTTGATTGCAAATCATCTATATTCGATATATAAAATTAGCGATAAAACCCTTGTGTACTTTAAAGGGAATTCAAATATATGCGATTAAATAAAAGCCCCACCCGGGGCTTTTATTCAAAGTGATTTGAAAACAGCACCACCAGAAACAGTAGGTGAATCAATTACACTGCCTATATTATTAAGATAAGTATTTGCCCCACCTACAAACCCAACTGTTTGATTTGTTAAAGTTCCATCTTTTTTGATATTACACGCATTGAATATGACCGATAAGTTCTTAGTGGTGTGACTGCTTTGCACCCTATAAATTGGAGTTGAAACAGACGGGTTGCGCTGCTCAATCATCCCTTGATATGTATTTACTACGATAGTGCTATCATAAAGAGCATCGGATGTCATTGCTACGGATAGCCTTGAACCAGCGACACCTTCTGAACCACATGAGTTCATCGTAATACCTACTGGATTAATAAATTGATATGCTATTGCATCCGTTTCACCCAAATCGGTCATAGGCTCACAGTTATCACATGTGCAACTTGTCATGGTCGTATACTGCTGCCCTGCGTAGAAATGACCTATTTGATAATTGGTAACACCAATCATTAAATCATTGCTTGTTCCTGACATTAGGTATGACCCACTTCTAATTTTCGCAATAAATACACCATAGAATTGTTTTACTCCAAGGCCTAATATTTGGGCGTGTATTTTGTTAAACCATACGTCTTCACCCCAGATTCCAATATATGGGCATTCAAGCCTTACATTATCAATGATTGATACGTTTAACTTTGGCATCCAAAGACCATAATTGGTGTTATTGGCCCTTCCTGTCAAGCCATCTCTAATAAATGTTATCCCGCTTAAATATGCGTTTTCACAGTCTGCCGTGTAGTCGTCTACATCCATGTTATCACCGAGAAATAAAACATACGCATCGATGTCTTTCCCGGTTGTAACATGATAGGTATCATTTGTAGTTCTTGCTATGGTGGTAACGCCAATCCCTCCACCTTTTAGACCGCTTTTTTTCCAGATAGGTATTCCGGTGTGAGTCAGGTACTTACCAGGTGATGCATTCATGACAACTTTGTTAAGTCTTGCGTACGTCATGGCTTTAATAAGCGCATCACCTGAGTCAGTCAGACCATCGGGTTTTGCCCCAAACATGTCGATGGAATATATGCCATCATTAACAATTCTTTTCCATGCTAAAGTTCCGGTTGTTGGAACTATTACGACCCCACCATCATCAACAAGCGATCCTTTCGCCACAGACTGGAAATAACCGCCACCATAATGTATTTCTGAAGAACTTGAGCTTGCCGCCGATGCAACAAAGACCACGTCACCAACAGCTGCTGGTGGGAACGCTCGCAGTTCTGCAAGATTGAGGAACCTCCCTACCGCGTTAAAACCGTCCTTGCCCTGCGTTTTTTCAAGCCTGGTTAGAGCATCATCGACAGTCTCGTCGCCGTACCCGCTAAGTTTAGCGCCAGTTGGTTTTGCCAATTCAAGAAGAACATCAGCAGCAGAACCAGACTCAGGCAAAACCATTATCGGATTACCTGAATTATCCATAGCTACAATTTTATTTTTGCGCTGTTCAATACCAGGTAAAGTAGGTATCGATTCTGGAGTTCGTAACGTATGGCTCAAGTTTGTGTCTGCAACACTATCAACATAATTTTTAGTCGCCGCATCCTGCGGGCGTGAAGGATCTCGCAGGTTTCTGATGTAGTTGTTCAGCGCATCGTAATAATTCGCCACAAATGATGGCTTACGAAGAGCCAGACTTAACCGACTGCGTACCTGCTGAATCAGCATCGTCAGTTTATCAAAAGCATCCTCATGCACTTCTGCGAAGAACTTACCCTGATTTCGGAGATCTGTTTCCTGGGTAACCGGCAACTCACGTGATATCGAAATCTGATAACCGTCGGCAAGAGGCGACGACAAAACAACATTTCCGCCAGTGTATCCGCCAGCACCAGTTGCCGTGTAATCAGTATCAAGAATCAGCTCTGTGATGTTCTCATTCAGGTCAACAACCTGCACAACCAGATCATACTTCTTAAAAATTCGGAAGGTATAAGGGAATGAAGTCGTGACTCCGTTCCCAATGTAGTCGTTATGGTCAACTTCGGTTGAAACCGTCATGTCATTTTCTCCAGATTGCTTTTGCGCCCGGCGCGCATGCACTCTGAATCATTCTATTACCATAAAAACCTTATATGAACCGAATGAAGATTGAACATATGTTTTATTACCTTACAGGTAATTTGCATTTCATGCTGGATAGTCCTGATATCTTCTGCTACTGTATGTTTATACAGTGATTGCATGGAGAAGAAGAGATGCAACGGCAGTATCACCATCCGCTGGAAGAAGGATTTGAGGAAAGAATACACACGCCGGTAGGCGTTAGGTCCCTGGTGGAGGACTCGCATCTGATGAAGTTGCTGCGGGAACTCGATAAAGATGGCTTCAATGTTGACGGGCCATTAGCTGAACTGGTTGCGCTTGTGAATTACGTCACAAGTTCTCAAATGACCATGCAGGATCTGCAAACGCATCTCGATTACTGTGCGGAACAGTTACGTAAGCAAACCACTTAATGAAAAATAAAAGGCCGCTATTGCGGCCTCGTGACATGTCACCTTCATGCTATGACATGCCTAAGTATCCTGCGACACCAGATAATATTAGAACAACTGCGACGGAAAATTCCCCATCTTCAATGATACCTTTACGGTTCATTACGCCAAGCGCGACAAGTGCCAACACAACAAGAATAAAAGCAATCATTGTCGAATCCTTATTGCGGAGTGACATCCTGAGGTCGCCACCAGTATGTCTGGTTAAATTCTTTCTTCGAACGCTGCTCCATCTTACGCAGATAGCCAGGAGAAAAATACTCCTGCATCTGGTTAAAGATCATATGATCAACCGCTGCTTTCAGGTACCAGATATTGGCACCAGGCGTCAGACCTTTACCAAGCTTAACCAGATCACCACCAGTTTGCTCGCTCTTACCCTCTACCGCATTCAGCGGGATGCCCTGACCGATCTTAATGACGTCATCAACGAGACCAGCCACAGGGCCAAGCATAGACGCTAGCGCGCCGCTCCCGTACCGGGTGTGATCAGACAGAAGGAAATCACCGTACAGGCCAAGGCCACCGCCTTTAAGCAGCGCACCAAGCCAGAATTTAGCAGCATCTTCACCAGCCATATCTCTCGGATTACGACCTGAAGCCATGTCGTTAAGTTGCTGAGATAGGGCCCCAAGGATTGTCGTACTGGCGATAAACGTCGCGATGTATGCCGCACGGCCACCAGCAGACGGCATACCCATAGCGCGCGACCAGTGACGCATGACAACTGATATCGGGAATGACTTGAAGAGGAACACGCTGCGGGTTAATTCACCTTTCCAGGTTCCGCGCTGGATTCCTGATCCGGTAATCATCTGCTCACGCGCACCCGGAGTTATCACAGCCATGTCAACTTCTTCGGTAACCGCTCCGAGTAACTTACGCATTGCTTCAAACTTCACGCGCTCAGGTGATCCGAGGTGCTCTACAGCAGCATCGGGTATACGCATGATGCTTTCCGGAGTCAGCATCGTATCGTTGCCTTTCCCCCAATCCTCCTGTTGCGCCAGCTTCCACACGCTCCAGTCGGTATCAGTGATTCCTTTGCTTTTCAGTATGCGGAAATCGTCATTAGACAGGCTTTTCAGATCCGGCGTTCTGGTGACAACATCACCAAGACTACCCATCATAGTGACACCGTAGGCACGCTTGTGCGCGTCGGACCACGCAGTTAATCCACTGGCGCGCATAACCGCAGTTGCAGCCCACCGGGAGACAGACGGCCCCATATTATCCATCGCCCAGCGGTTAACGCTGCCGAGAAGTGATTCCATAGCCAAGCCAGCACGACGAGCCCTGGCCAATTCAGTGCGATTCGTTGGGTCCATAGCTTCAAGCTGGTTACGGAATAGCTGATTCATCGGAAGGTTGGTAACCTTCGCTGACAGGTACATGGTTCCAAGATCAGAGAACGATGACAACAGCGCGGAACCGAGACGACTGGCAACCATCCAGTTGCGGATGTTATCCGACCAGCGCGCAATATGCGGGTTTGCAACAGGCTGAGTTTTACCAGAAATAAAGTTATACAGGTTCTCAGTATTGTTTGCCTGGCGCTCTATGCGACCGGTATCCTGCGGGTTAGCCGTAGCTGTCTCTGATTTCGTCTGATCCAGCAGTGAGCGGAACACATGATCCGGGTTTGGTCCGTAGGTTTCCACCAGCGCAATGTCTTTACTGATACCTTCCAGGTGCCCTACCATGATTTCCCAGAGCGATCGGTCGCCGTACATCTGCTGGTACTGAAGGTATGAATCAGCGTCTTTAAAGTGGATCTGGCGTGAGGCGTTGCCACGGTTTGCCCGCGCACCGGAAATACGCATACCGGTATCAGTGAGTTTATTCAGGCCACCTGTGGCAATCGTGTTATAGGCTTCACCGAGAAAAGCTGATAACTCAGTATCATTCATCAACTGGCCGTCGGCGCGTGTGTAATATTTGCGATCGAGTTTACCAATCACATCACTTACCCACTTATCCTTCGATACCGCCCCAACCTTTTCCATAGAATGGTGCTGAGGTATACCCCAGTTTTCCAGATAGCCGATATCACCACCAGCATCATTAAACCTGCGGCGCAGTAGCTCAGTAACTTCGCCCCAGGCTTTCGCCCCTTTCATGGCTTTCGCATTGCCGGTTTTCTGGCCGCGCATCTCAAACACCAGATCACGGACTCCGGATTCATCTTCAAACAGACCGAAGAAACGAGGATCAACAGCCTCGAACGCCTCCTGTAACTGGCTTAATGCGTAATCACGGGTCGCTTTCGTGCGTGACTCAACAGAGAGAAAGTTTGATTTCCCGTCAGCGCTGAAGGCGATCGTGCGGTTGAGTGCGCCTAGCTTTCCGTCAGCACCCTGATAACTGTTAATGAAGTTGTCCAGGCGCTGACGCGCTGCGATGGTAAGCGCTACACGGCGTTTTTTCAGTGCCGCCTCTCGCTGTAACTCTTCAGCGGCCAGTTGCCCGGCGCGGCGCAGGCGTTCAGCATCAGTAAGTTGACGCCATGACATCGGATCGTCACGGGCAATAGATCGCATATTGCGGTAAATGCGGTCTTCTATATTCTGTATTTCTCGGGCTGTAAGAGTGCGCTGTGCTGCCTGTTGCACGGCCTGAATACATTCCTGTCTCATTCAATTATCCTCTCAAGAAACACGCTACAGCCACGTCAAAAAGGCTGGAATCCTGTATTGCCTGCTCATTCTCTCTGCTCGCTTCGTCCAGCATTTCCCGAGCGCTTCTCGACTGCGGGTTTCCTTCATCATCCAGGACGGTGATAATCATGTCCGGAGACTCAACCAGTGAATCTTCAGCGATACGAAGATCCATGTCTCCTGCCTGTTCAGCCGTTGGCCTTTGCTCTGCCTGCTGCAATATGGCACCAGGTTCAAAAGGTGCAGCCTCGTCAGGAGTCCGCACTTCTGCTGTTTTATAGAATGACATGGCCTGTGCGTTAAGATCGCTTTCTGCCTGCTGGCGTCTGGCTAATTCCGCCCGCGCTTCAAAGTTAACCCCTCCCTCAACATTCGCCGCCAGATTATCCTTTGCCGTCTGTAGTCTGACCGACTCGTCATTGATACGTTGGTCAATATCACGCAGCCTTTCCTGACGCGCTGCACGTGAACGTGATAATTCACGTCCGCTGCCTGAAGGTTGTTCGTTCAGGACTCCGGATCGCTCCTGGTTGAGTGTTTCAATGGATCTCTCGATGCCAGCGATATCAGTCTGCAACTGATTAACCTGCTCAACGTCTAAAGCCTGAGCCGCTTGCTGTTCCAGCGCTCTGGTATCAACAGCTATCTGAGTACTTCCTTTTTCAGAGCGATACAGGGTTTCATCTATGGCCTGAGAAATAAGGTTTCTCCTCCCAGGAATATCGCTAAATGATGCTGGTTCGGCAATGCTGGCCACATCAACTGCACGACCCTGGCTTACATCGTTCATTGCTTTCTGTAGTGCCTGTATATGCGCATCACGTGACAGGACATTAACCGGAACACCAGGAGCAACATCAATCTCAGCGTGATGTGAGGCATTGGCTGACAGCGCTGCATCCACCTCAGCCGGGGAAAATTCAGGAGTTGCAGCGCTCTCACCGCGGGTGTTCAGGAACCTACCTACACCACCAAATGCCATACCAAGAACCGCATCGATGGCAATAGACTGGCGATCAAACACATCGTACTGAGCCGCCATTTCGTTATAACCGCCATCACGCAGCGTCTTTGCAGTAAGTCCGCGCTGGGCCATCCCAAAGGCAATGTTAGTTCCGGCTGCGTATGCGATATCTGGAGCTGCACGAACAGCAGTAGCTGCAACATTACGTACTGCACTTTCACCTGTCCTCGCCAGTTGTGCGCCAACACTTTCTGCCAGCGCACCACCGGCACGTAAACCCAGACTCATAGGGATCAATGTGCCAGCACCAGCAGTGATACCCTGCACCAGACCAGCTTCCTGAGCAGTCCTGAAATCTACGCCCTGAGCAGTCAATTTCTCAAACTCAGAGAAGCCCTGCAGTGCAGTGACGGCAGCAGCACCACCAGCGGGACCGGCCAGCAGCGTACCAACGACAGCCTGGCCGCCCATATCGAACAGACCATTCAGAACCTGACCAGCAGTTCCTGTTGTGGCGGCGTCAGGAGTCAGGCGCTTAACTTGCTGCTCTGCTAGTTTTCGCTGTTCGTCGATGTATTCAGCCGATGTATCATTGATGGAAGTGTTTTCGTTAACAAACTTAGCGATAGGTGAAACGATCTTATCCATTCCAGCCCAAAGAAGCTGGTCTGGTTTGGCAACCAGTCCAGAGTACAGGCCGGAGACAGCAGAAGTGCCTGAGTTATCGAAAAAACCAACATCGGTATTAAACCCTGCTGGGTTAGATGCCGCTTCATCTAGTTGCTGATTCTGGTTAACTGCGTTGAGACCAAAGTAACTCATTGCGGGATCCCCTCTGAGAATCTCTGGCGCTGTTGGGTAAGGTCGATGACGACAGGAGTTCCATCATCTTTCAGCAAATACCCAGTGCCGAGTTTCACCAGATACTGGCTATCTCCATAGCTTTGCAGACCGTACTGGCCTGGCGGTGCTTTAATTCCTGCGCCAGTTACCTGAGTTTTCCATGCCTGATCAACTTGTTTATCAAATTGTTCGGCAGACATCCCCCAAGGCAACAGAACACTGCCCATGCCGTTATAATCGTGCACGCCACCAGTAGCTACGTTAACAGCCTGCTTCCATGTGTCACTGTCAATTTCACCCGAAACCACACCCTTCTTCGCCATCACCCCAGCGTAATAGTCCTTTGCTATCTCATAGGCCATTGATGCACCCTGCGCGTCACCGGCAAACGCATCCTTCACCATGTCAGAGAACTCTAGTCGCAGATCGTTATCCTTCGGCATTGGGATGCCCTTAGCATCATCAGTTCCTTTACGCGCCGCGGCACCGGACAGGATGGTTTGCGCTGCTGTTTCTGGTGATACAGAAACATCAGGGTTAAACCAGTTTTTCTCAGCTACCACTCCTCCTGGCTTATCCATCAGGATCCCAGCTACCGCTGCTGATGGCGCATTGGTGCTTATCTGCTGAAGCGCTGACATGTACACCTGCCCGCCGCCGGTGCTCTGCCGAATGGTGTCGAGATATGCAGACTGCTGAGAAACTGGTGCATCGCGGAAGAAAGCCCCGATCTGATTCGCCTCTTCTTTGGAAAAGAACGTCAGCGGAGTACCGTATGACTTAGCCAGATCTACAGCCTGAGAAGCCCGAAGGGCAATCGTCTGGCCGAAATTGTTCTGGTTGGTCATATCAATAGGCTTTGTTTGCCCGGAAGAAAGTGAAAACTGAATTGGGTCTGCTTTACGTTGCGCAAGAACAGTACTGGCAGCAGAGACAACGGCGTCATAGGTTTGGGCGCGCGCTGCATATCCTTCGCCAGTTTCACCAGTATCTGGCTTCAGATTTTCTACTGCCGACTGAATGCTGCTGGTCGGCATGTTGCGAAACGATCCGATGTACTGCCCAGCGATCTGCGTGTTGCGAAACTCGGTATAGCGTAGATTTCCCTCCCGCACGCCGTAGGCGGCGAGGAAGTCGTTCTGCGTGGGAGCATCAGGAAAATCAACGCCGCGCATGTATGCTGCGCTTGCATCACGCACACGACTGTCGATATTAGTGCGATATTCCGCCTGCTGCTGCTTGCGGATTTGGTCAGCCTGGCGAAGGAATGTCGCCTGGGCCTCAGGAGATGCAGCGTCAAATGCCGCGTTGCCCGTGTAGCGTTTGGTGCTGGTAGGCAGTTGTGACAGACCGATAGCCGCGCTAACACCGGTAACAAGTTGCTGATCACTGTACGGCTGGCTGCCGTTCTCATGTTGGATAATGGAGGCACACAAAGCCTTTAGCGTATCAGGGTTTGATGCGTCAAGCGGTTGGTCAGGAGTCACGCCGAGTTGAGCACATACTGCCTGAATGTATGCTTCGGTGTTGTTATTGTCAGAAGGCGGTGCCCAGCGATTAATGATGTCGTTTACAGTATCAATACCCTGTCTCTGGTATGACAGCAGGTTGCGTCCAAGCGCCCGAATGCCGTGCTCTGGAGTTTCGAATTTTGCAAATCGACCATCATCACCGGTCTGGCCAACCCACGGATTAGTTTTACTGTATTCCAGATTGCCTGGGTTATTGTTTCGAATACCGCGTGCGCTATCACCAGAACCACCTTCTGATACTGCACGGCGGGAACCAGTAACCGTATCGCTTAACTCGCCATTGCTCTGGATGAACTCGATCGAATTATTTGCCGACCACTGAGAAAGGGAAGCATCGGCGACCTTCTCTTTGAACTCAATCTTTTTGGCCTGAATCTGTTCAGAACTCCAGCCATGAGCGGCGCCATAATCTTCGATCTGCTGGAAAGTCTGCTGGTTGTAGAGAACATAATTGGCATTATCACCATAGGCGGCGGCAGCCAGTTTTCCGTTGTTCGCCAGAGTCGCCTGGAACTGACCTTCTTCATAGGCATTGAGTTGGCTTATCTCATGCCTGCCAGCCTGGGTGGTGAACTGAATGCGCTGCTGCTGAGCCTGCTGCATAAAACCAGCCCTGGCACCTTCCGGCAATGTCATCGCGATCTGCTCTGCCTGAGCATCGAATTGCTGTGTATAAACCTGCCCCTTGCCAAGAGCGTTCTTACCCTGCATGTTTAGCAGCCCAGTATCAGGGTTAGTCAGCAGATCGCTGGAAATCTGGCTGAGTTGTAATGAGGCATCCTGAGCCTGAGCAACATCGGCACGCTGCTTTGCCTGAGCAAAAACATCAAGTGCTTTACCGCCAACCTGCGTCAGCACATCACCGATGTTTGGCTGATCGAACGCCTGAAAACCTGGTGACTGAAATCCTCTGCTTTCTACCTGGCGACCGGTGACTGTTGGTACTGTTGGCATTTCTATGTCTCCTTATCGACCGGTTGGTGTGCCGATGGCAGCGCTGATCGGTGCCGCTTTGCTTTGAGTGAATGGTGACCACGTTCCGCCGCCCATCTGGTACGCGCCGTATGCCTGAAGAGGTGCCGTCAGCAATGTAGTGAATGCGCCCATATTCCCCTGCTTGCGTGCTGAGCTGGCCTGAGCTTTGTAGTTTTCAGCCTGAACCTGAAAGCCATACGCTTCACGCTGAGCGTTATTAACCGTAGTCAGTGCATCAAGCGCGCCAAACTGCGCTGTATCGCCAAAGATATCAAGCGCTCCACCAGTAGAAAGATCTGCGCCAGTTGCGCCCATAGTTGCCGCCTGGGTGCCAGCAGCCTGACGGTTACGACGACGAACCTCATCAGCCTGAGCATTACCACGGTTGATAGAATCCTGTGCCTGTTCCGTGGCCACTTCTGCATTTTGCTCGGCTACAGCAGACGAATACTTACCTTGCTGGTACTGGTTGTATGCTGAAACGCCACTTAATGCGACACTGGCGCCAGCGAGAGCGATAGCCGGGCTGCACATTATTTTCTCTCCATGTGGAAACGGTGAAACGGTAGGTTTTTAATGCCATATGGCTGAGGTTCATCGATGGTGAATCCCAGCCAGTGAAGCCAGATGCGCGCTGTGTGGTTGCGTGCATCAACATAATTTTCAAGATACGGGTAAACAGTCAGCATTGCATTGACCACTTTTCCGCACCGACGCAGGAATGTACGCTGGTATTTCTCCAGCGCGTCAGTGCCCACCAGCCATGGGATACCACTTCCGCCGATCATCGATGCTGGTGCTACGCCAAAGACAGTCACTACTTCACCGTTAATCAATCCGGCACAGCAAAATGTTGACGTGCGTAGACCGATCTCCAGCACGCGGCGCGGACTCCAACCGTTGGTTGCAAGAAACTCATCGATATCAGCCTGGCGAACAAGCGGAATAATGGCTTCGATATGCTCTGCTGTAGCGGGTACGATCTGAGCTTTAATCATCAGAATCCTCCGACGGTAAGGCGAGGCAATACAGCAAGAACAGAAAGCGGAAGTGGGTCAAGCTGGCGAACCTTAACGCGTCCGTTTTTATCCCAGTTGCTGTCGAGTTTCACTTCAACCTTGCCGGTAGCGTCATCAACAGGATCGTCGTAGAACTCAAATTCACGCTGCGGATACTCATACCATGTTCCGCCAGGCGTTGTTGCCCAGATTCCACGGCTCGCGTTGACCACCATCGTGACAGTAGGAATGACCTGCTTTTTATCCAGCAGCGTTTCCTGCCCGTTGATATTGATGTCCAGAGTTTCGAATTCAGCAGTGATAGGAAGTCCGATATGCACAACTGCACCTGGTGACTCCAGCGTGACTGAACCACCAGTGACAGCCTTCTGAGGCTCAACGCTGGCATCTGACAGGATGTTTACTGTCTGACCTTCGAGGTGCGACAAGCCACCGAACGTCTGGCGCGCCATCTGCCAGTTAGTTGTGGCCACATTGCGAAGCACCGGAGGAACGTTACGGTTGAAGCGCACGACAACCGCAGTATTGCTGGTCACTGAAATAATGTCGCCGCGAAGCTCTTTAGCCACCGGTTCGTTGGTGTCTGGATCTGTGCCGGTATATGGGAACTGAATCTGAGCACCTACATCAGTATTAACGAAATACGCACCACCGCTTACTGTAACCGGGTAATCAACCTGATAGCTCCAGTCACCTGTGCCACCGCTGATGGTCATTGTGCGTGATGATGTATTGCGCCCGTCGTAGCTAAGTCCGCAGTCTACAAAGAATGCGTCTTCATCATTGGTGAAAAGGCGACTTGACAGGCGTTCTATGTAACGTTTTGCCTGTCCGTTAATAGTACGGTTAACCACGAAGTAAACAGCATCCTCGCTGCCTTCACTGATTGAGCAGGTACTTTCGTATTTACCAGCGCTGGACTGCGGTGCCCAGGCGAAAACCTGCTGATCGCGCAGATACGTGAGCACCAGTAATTTACCGTCATCACGAATGCAGAAAGCGCTGCTGTACGGCACAATGCAGAATGACCAGTCAACAATGCTGTGTTTCTGGAACAGGTGGTTTGCCAGTATGGTCAGGTCAGTTCCCTGATATCCGTCAACGTCGAAAGAGTAGGCCAGATCGCGCACAACGCTGCCTTTCTCCTGGATGAACAACGCGATGTTAGCCACGGCGATAGGTGGCACGTTACTTGATCCGTTATTCCCCTGAGAACTGAACGAGAACGCCGATGGCGTGAGGACCTTATTCTGGTCCCCGGATATCGTATATTCCCCGCCAGATGTCAGAGCGACCAGGTTACCAACATCAATAAGGTGACGGATCTCATTCACCTGACGCCCGGCGTAGGTGTATATAATCCGATCATCATCCTGAATAGGGTTGTTCTTACCGAAGTCTTTATAGTCTCCTGTACGGCTTGCCCAGATGGTTTGCGGATACGCGGAGGACGCGGCAAAGTACAGGCGCTGCTGGTAGTAAACAACGGTACTAGGGTAGCCGTTAACGCTGTTCCACGCATATTTAGCCCACTTATAGCTGGCGTTAGCGGAGCCAACAACCTGAGATGGAATGAACGAAACCACATCGGCAGTTGCTGTCAGGCCATCGCCAGCCACTGCTGTGATTTTTGCAATGCCGAAACCGCTGTGCAGGTATTCCCACTGGATCCCGGTATCATCTGAACCCGTACCGCCCCAGCCATCCCACGACATTCCCTCGGTATGCGAAGGGCGAAGGGTCCCGGTCTTTCCTGAGGTATTAGCGCGGTAGTAGTTGCTGTCTGCGCGGCGAACGTCGTTGATTGCTGTGGTCTTGCTGGTCTCCCATACTGGTACTGAATCAATAGCAGGCTGCTCGAGATAAAACAGTTTTCCAACCTGCTCAGAACCAAAGATGGCAGAACTGGCCGTCAACGTAATGGTACCTGTGCTGGCGCTTGCGTATACCTTCACTGTCTCGTCAACGTTGATATCTTCGAACGGTCCGTTTTTGGTGGTGACGTCGACGATCTGCCAGTTGTCGTGCGCGTAGCGGCGCAGTTCTTTCGGAGGGTATGCAGGATGCACCAGCGTCAGAACGTCAGCGCTCTGCGTGAATTTAATACGGAACAGGTCAGCCTCAGCATACGGCATAGCCAGTTCGTAGATCACATTGCTGCTGTTCAGCACATACGCACCGTCTTTGATAACGCGCATATAGTTGTGCCCGAACTCCAGCGCGTACGTCTGGACGGTCGAGAACTGGAACGGGATTAACCGGCACTTGCGATCAGGGTATTTAGCAGGACCAACAAAGCGCGTACCTGGTCTGTTCTCTACACCACCATATTGGCGAACAATGAAGTTATCGCACTTGCGCAGTGCCACCTGATACTTTGACATATCAATGCGGCCATACAGTGACGGACCAATTTCACCACCGGCAAAGCTCGGTTGAATCCAGCTAAAAGCCATTATGACAACCTCGCTGCTGTGAACTCATCTACCGGCGGTTGTGGCTCCTGCGATTCGTTCTGGCTATGTGAGCCAGCACTCAGGATCACACGGTTGTACATCGTCAGTGCATTGTTACCGAGATCTGCGCTTCCGGTCAGCGCCATATTGATGGCTGCCGCCAGACGCCAGGAAAGCGCCCCCATAAAAATGGCATCATACATATTGACGTCAGTAACCCGCGCCACGTACTTCAACCACGCTTTCGGCTGATCGGTGTAAATTAGCTTACCTGTCAGGTCCTCATTGGAACCGACAACATATTCAATGCGCTGCGCAGCGGTAGGATTACGTATGCCGGGCGGCATGATCTCGGTTATACGGACGCAATCAGATGGGTACTGGTAAGCGTATTGCCAGTCCGGAGGCGGATTATTGGTATCAGCAAGCGCCACGCGCTTGGTAGCAAAGTTCCAGTCGAAGTCAGCCAGAGCAGCATCACGACACGCATCGAAATGAAGTGAGCATTGCCCGGCCTCTTTGCTAGCTTCATTCAGGCTGTTAATGCTGCGACTGTTGCCGATATTGCTCAGCGCGCGGTTGCAGATCTCGATAACAGAAGCCATTAATCATCCTCCCCACCGTAGAGAGTTTGCGCGGCTGACTTCGGTTGCTCACCGGATACTGGACTGAGCGCCATATCAGTGATCTGCAGGCTGGCGTTATGCTGCATTCCATCTTCCGTTTCGCGGGTAGACGTTGAGCGAATGGTTGCCTTTGCGGTGATCATTACTTCAGTACCAGCAGATTGAGGCGTTGCCTTGAGTTTGGCGAGCGTCTCGTTGTTCAATTCAATGCAAAGGCCCCACGGATAATCATCACGAGTCTGGGTTTTACCATCCTCATCCTGATAGGTGTCGGTGCCGGTTTTGAGGTTTACCAGATCCATAACGGACTCCTGCAATAAAGGGGCCGAAGCCCCTTTTTTGATTAGCGAGGCTTAGACGCCCAGTTCGGCACGCTTTTCGGCGATCTCTTTTGCCAGAGTTTCAGCCGTTTTATTGCCCGGCTTCTTGCCTAGTAAATCCTCATACTGCTGCCGAAGCAGAGTAAGGTCTTCACTTACCGCGCCAGTGCCATCAGATTTCACTTCTTCCACTACTTGATGAGCCGAAGCTGGAGATGGAACATTGACAACTACAGAAGCCGATCTTCCTTTACGCTTTTCGGCGATCTCTTTTGCCAATTTCGCCGCATCGTTCAGTGGCTCCAGCGCCGTACCTGGTTCGCCGTCATACTCAACTTCAGAGCCTTCTGGCCAGAGGTTGTTATGAATGTGAGATAAACGCAGGACGCGGTATCTTGCTTTTTCACCTGACATCGCTATCCCCTTAGCCAGTCACTTTTGAACGAATCGGGTAGTACGGGCTGTTGTTATCAACATCCAGGTTAATTCCCGAGGTGAAAGCACCGGCCGTCAGCGGACCAGTACCGACCACATAGTTAACACGCAGATAACGCTGGACACCTGCCGGTACCTTCGCGGAAAACAGGCGCTTTCCAGCAGTCAATGCCGCTAGCGCCAACGTACCGCTGTCGTACAGCGTGGTCCAGGTGGAGTTATCCGGGCTGGTCTGCAACTGAACGTTCAGGGTTGCAGCACCGCCTGCGGTTGCAGTGGTATTCACGTTTGCCCAGAACTCCAGCGGGTAACCAACTCCAATATCGCGACGGGTACCGTCAATTGGACCGAGATCGATTACATCAGTAGAAGCTGCAGAAGCCGTAACCGCCTGCGCTTCGGAGAACATCAACAGTTTGTCGAGGATCATTTTCTTTCTCCATTCATGGGCCGGTTAAGGCCCATCAGTTAATAACAGGCGTTAAACAACGCGCGCTTCTGTTTCCAGAATCGCATCGGTTTCACGGATAGGAATGCCACGGAAAGTGGTCCACCATTCGCCTTCTGTCTCTTTGACGGACAGAGCCAGAGAGGCTTTATCCAGAGATTGCAGGTCGAGAGCCTGGGCAACGGTGCGGTTCATGTAGAAAGCCGCACGGCCCATCTTCAGGTTAGGAACGCGGTGCAGCGCTTTAACCATCTGTGTGACGATGTTTGCAGCAGAGGCAGGAACAGACAGATCGCTTACATCGATGTTGGCGATACGTACTACATAGCGCCAGTCACGAAGAGCCAGGCCGTTATCCCACTTATAGTGAGTGCGGTAGCCTTCATACTGGCCACCATTGGCATCTTTAAGAGTCTGCTGGCCCTTATCTTCCATATGAAGGCCAGCCTTTTGACCTTTCGGGAAGATGCCGTGAACAGTGTTTTCACCCCATACAACTAGCCAGATAGAGGTGTTATCGGTGCCAGTGCCGCCAGCGTCGATAATGTTCTGACCGTTACCTGCTGATTTGCTGGAATAACGAGACGCTAGCCCCATAAACTGCTGTGGGTTAACGCTGGTATCACCATAGAACAGGGTCTGAGCCATCTGCTGATTCATGGCTTCAATGAATGCGCGGTCTTCAGACAGACGGAATTCAGCGGTGTTGCCGTTCAGGTCAGCCAGAGACTTATCGATTTCGGCATAGGTTTCCAGCATCCCGCAGGAGTCTGTTACCTGTACAGTGGTGGATTTGCTTGGCTGCACGCCATAGTTCAGCAAACGCCAAGTTGCTGACGGCAGGCCTGAGCGGATAGTGGTACGGTGACCAGTAGGAAGGTTACCTTCAACGATCAGCATATCCTGCAGGATCGGGTTAGTTTGTGCGAGAAGCTCGATAATCTTATCGACTTTCCCGTTCGGGTCGATGCGCTTGCCCCAGTCTGCCAGCGTCAGCGCAGTTAAGCCTTTAACAGCCATGGTTATTTCCTCTCTTATTTGCCATAGAGCACTTCGGCAGCACTACGCTGACCGCTTTCTTTCCCGGTTACCATGCCGTCTTCTGACATGGCCTTACCGACTTTGACGAAGGCTTTAACCAGCTCAGGGTGATTACCCAGGCCGGTGCCTTCCAGATATTCTTTCAGTTCAGGTGTGCCGAACTGAGCAAGAGCACGCTGTGCTGCGCTCAGGTTACCGGTGAGATTGTCTCCGCCGATCTCCTTGTCCGCCTTAACGTCAGCAGCCCACTGTTCGGTGGTTTTCTGCCAGGATTCTGCCTGCTGCTGCTGGACCATTGGCATAATCTTGGTGCCGTACAGATCGACCATCTTCTGCGCCTGCTCATTAGTCAGGTTCAGTTCACGGGCGATAGGTTCGAACTGCTCCAGAGCGGCAGTATCAAGTTCCTGACCTTCAGCCGGTTTGAACTCGTATTTCTCCGGAGCGCCTTCCTGCTTCTGTTCTTTGTCATCAGGCTTATCTGCTGGCTTATCACCATCTGCAGGCTTGTCGTCCTGAGGCTTGTCGCTTTCAGTGACAGGCTGTGGCTTATCGCCTTCTGGTTTAGCCGGATCGCCAGCTGGTGCCGGATTATCACCAGTTGATGCTGCGGGTTCAGATGCAGCAGGAGCTGCGCCACCATCAGCAGGTTGCTCATTGCAAAGACGGCGATGCAGCAAACGATCAAATAAATTCATACGTTACCTTCTTGTTAATCAATGCTGATGACGCGTTGAACCCTGACAGATACAGAGGTCAACGTGATGGTCTGGCCTGATTCATTTGAAAGGCCGACCTGAATTCCGCTGACGGTGAACGGATCAAGTTCATTCATGGTGAAACTGGCAAGTACATCGTCACGGTTACTAATGCTGGTTCCGTTAACCTTCACGCTTGACTCGGATCCGACGATGTCGCCATTTGGGCGCCTAGTCTGAATCATCCATTCCCTTGCCGTTCCTGACGCACCACCAACGGTACCGTTAATACGGGTACTGAAAAGAACCTGGCTAGGCGCTTCCTGAGCAGGGAATATAAGATTTCCCGAATTGATGCTGAGATTCGCGTTACCGTCAGCAGCTTTAACGATCCCGGAAAGTGAAAAGAAGTTCTGAAAAGCGGCATCAGCCACAACCTGAGATCCAGTCCAGTTGAATATGTCCATCTGAAATGTCTGCGGCTCTTCATCCACTGCATAGAAATCTGCAATAGTCGAATTACCGTCGTTTCTCAGTCTGATCATGCGTTTACGGATCATTTGTCTTTCTCCTGAGACTCTGCGGCCATCTTCAGATACTGATCAGGGCAGTGCGCCATAACGCGCTGAAACAATGCCAGTGCCAGGTTGCGCTGCCCTTCGTTAAATGCGGTTAAATGCGAATCACCAGCGAAGCATGGTGAGAACACCTTTCCCCTCTCCAGAATCGACCAGATAACGCGGCGGCCTTGCTCGCTATTCATGACGAACTTGATGTCGTCGATATCGCGCTGAGCCAGAAGTTGCTGTTTGGCGTCAAGCTCTGCTTTGCGGCCTTCGTCGTCGATATCCATCATTGCTGAGGTGCTCCTGCTGCATTAGCGATAGCGGTTAATGCGCTCGGGTCACTGGTCTGCGTTTCGCTGAGAGTCTTGGCCCCCTGCGCTGCCGCCTGACCCATAGCCATTGCCTGTGCTGCCTGAGCCTGTTTCGCGCGCTCTTCACGAATGCCCTGTACCTGCTCCTGCGGAACGATGACGGTTGGCGATACGCCTGACATTTCAGAGAACGCGTCGATAGCCTGATCCACATCGAGCTTGTCGAGCGCTTCAGGTTTGAACTGTGCCAGTTGCCCGATAAAGCCAACTGTCTGCGAAAGGCTGGTGAGACCGATAGATTTCTGCGCCTGAGCCATCACAGAGATGTACTCGATACGCAGCGGCATACCCTGAAGAACGTCTGGCGGTTCAGGCAACATGTTCTTGCGGGCCATGATTGAGAACACGCGATCGATAAGCGGGTTAAGCGCTTCGTCATTCAGGCGCTCAAGCACCGGGCCAAGCATCAGCAGTTTCTCTTCCTTCATCTCGATCACCGCTTCCACCGGCATAGATCGGGTGTTGATGTTTTGCAGCATCATGAAGAGGTCAACGAAGTAGGCGCTGTTGATGGTCTGACGGGTGTCCTGAATGTCAGCCAGCAGATCTGCAGTGTTCGGGTTTACCAGGTATGCAGGTTTGAAACCGTCCTGACCGGTCAACACGTCGAGGTACGTCACATCGCCAGGCAACAGGGAAACACGCTGATTCTTGAGCGATGTCGGGGCAACCATCGGCGGGTTAGTGGCTTTATCGATCAACTGAGCTTTGCGCTTCTGCTCAACCTGAAGGGCTTTAACCTGACCGAGTGCCAGCATACCAGGGCAAGATGAGGCGTAAACGTCTTCACCATTCACTTCCCAGCGCGGAGCCAGAATAGGGAATTCATCAAATCCGGATTCACGCAGCAGCTTGTCGGAATCGCCGCCAGACTCGAAATATACAGAGCGGTAAGGCTTGTTCTTGCTGTCCATCTTACCGCTGTCGCGGTTGACGTTAGGCGTGATGCAGTGGTTAACCTCCACCCACGTTTCATACGTGCCGTTTTCCCACATGCCTTTTACGGATGTACTGACGTTATCCAGCCCGAATTCCTGCACCATCTGGCGCACGGTCATGGAGAACTGGCGAATGCAGGTGTCAACGCTACCGCGCGGACTGTTAGCCAGGTAGTAACTGCCAATAGGGAAAGGCATTGTGCGTATCACGTCCTGGTCATCTTCCAGAACAGCCATAGCTCCGGTACCGAAAGTACCCAGGCTGGCGTACATGACAGGCAGTGACTGATACAGATTCGATTTGTTGAACACTTCGTTCATGCGGCGCTGCACGACTTCCAGCCAGATTTTAACCGGGCCATAGTCCATCATGTCAGGGTCAGGCGTTGCCAGTTTGAACCACGGTCGTGCCGGACTGGTGATGCCTGACATCATGCCACTGGACAGAATGCGCTGAGCCATTGAGCCAGTAGGATCAACAATCTTGGTGTTACGACGATCATCACGGTTTACATCAGACGTCAGAAAGCGGGAACCACGCGGATTGATGAAGTCACTCAGATCACGCCAGTGCGATTCGAACGATGTGCGCTCATTCTTCAGCTGTGCGAGCTGCTTCAGCAGGCGCTCTTTTTCGGTTTCCGCCATCTCTTCCTACTCCGTTACTGACCAAGCAGCGTTTTACCGCTGGTGTTTGCGGTTGAGGTGTCACCCTGCGCACCAGTCAGCAGCGTAGAACTGCGACCAGCTGCTGCACGGCGGCGGCGCTCTTCGTCGTCACGAGAACTGACAACTGCTGCATCCTGCTCCTGTGGTGCAGCCTGTACTTCTGGCGCTGCTGGCACTGATGGCTTGCTGCCGATACACATAGCAATAGCTCCGTACGCAATTAAATTATTACCAATTTAACCACATGTGATTTATTTAGCGTAGGCTATTGACACTTATAACATCAGATATTACCTTTTAGGTAATTGGTTGGTTTGTTGAATTGATGGATTGCGGAGGTGGTTATGTAACCGCTTGTGCAGTAGCCCGGAGTACCGCAGCAATAAATTGGGCTTAAAAGTAAAGGCGGTGGATAAGCGGAGCATCATCTCCGCACATAACTAAAAGCGCGCTTCAGTGAATGACCTTTGAGCCTGGTCGTTAAATCCAAACGGTGGAGTGCGCTTTCAGGTGTGTAGCAGTACGGCATATGGCACATGTGCCTCAGCGGTCCGGATGGGTTCCCTTGATGCTACTTCCCCAGCCGGGTAGCCGGAATGTGCAAGTCAGTGTTAGGTAAGCACGGACAGACGATTCACCATCGTGGCGATACGGTGTGACACCTCGGAAGAGACGAGGATGCAACTATGAGAGCATTACTGGAGATGAAGCCGCCCTCGCCCGGTTAGCGTGTCTGCGAAGGTAGTGCTCTCAGCGTTGTGGTGAATAAGGCATTAAACCGGCTACCACCGGTGGTTGTTAGAAGCATCTGCGCAGAGTTGCTATGCCGAATAGACTGCGTACCACAACCTAATCACGACTTAGGACCGCGATGAAGCGCCTATAAAAACGATGCTGTGTAGCTATTGGCGGTGGCAGTTTCCCTTGATGCTGACCACCGTCACTTTTACACCAGAACGCCATTGCGATGACGTTGCGCTGTAAACCCGTAAGCCATGAAAGGCACCCTTGCTTCCAGTTCGCCCACTTCGGTGGGCATTTTTTTAAGGTGAGAATCATGAGTGAATGTTCATTAGAAATGCCGAAGTACCAGTGCCATAAAAAAGTGTGGGCGTTGAAAATTCAGCAGGTTTATTCTGTTGGCTCTCAAAACTTCATCGTACCAGCCGATTATGGGTATGATGATTTCCCAGTTTCTCAGGAATACATTGATAAGCACAAACCACAGGAGGGCGGTTACTACGTTCAGTATGAAGGTGGCTATGAATCTTATAGCCCCGCAGAAGCGTTTGAATCTGGATATTCACGCATTTAATGTCGTGACATGTCACAACCAGCCCGCCGATGTGCGGGCCTTTTTTATCCCCTCAAGCGCATAATCCTGAATTATCCTCCGAAGCGGTTATTTCCAAGGGACGAAAATGTCCTTTGGCCCAGCGCAATTTTGCGCCTATTGATTTCATTGATAAAAATATAAGCTATTTTCGTAGCTTTGGTCATGCATAGGGATCGTACTCTGTGAGAGCCTTGCCCTGTTGGCTCTGCTGCTGCCCATAATTAAACTGTTTTTTGGTGACCGGCGCGGCATATGTCAGCACGTATGCGTCGGCATCGTTCGGGGATCTGCCAAGCAATTCCTTGACTTCTTCCTTGTCCTGCAAAATCTTCCGGCTGTCCTTCAGCCTGACCTTGTACTCTGGCGCACTCAGTTCATCAGCAAGGTTCTGGCTATCCAGTTGCGCCCCAAGCTTCAGCGCATCGCGGGCTGATTTGTACATCTCACCGCGCTTATTGCCCATCTCTGGATCTGCTGTTCCGCTGCCGAACTGAATCAGGGTCCAGTTACGTCCCCAGTTATCGCCAACTGATTTAAGCCCGGTCCCGTACCCGTAATCGATAAACACAGCATCGGCCTGGTACTGGTCCTCGAAGTCGGCAATTATTTTGGCAAACAACACATCGTCGGTAGTTCGTTGCCACTCGCCAAGTTTCTTACAGTGCAGCCCCTGCCGCAGGTAGATAACTGCCGGGTCTTTACCCTGGTGAGAAGGGTCAACGCCAAGCACTACAGCCGCATGCTGAACCTGTGCAGGGGTAATCACCCTGCCCACGGCTGGCTGCGTCAGGCCTGACGGAATAAACTGGTTCTCAGACGCATCAGGGAAGATCCCGCGCACACGTACCTTCACGAAGTCGCTATCTTCGCCGTAGTCATCCACCCATTTCTGCAACTGCTGCTTGTTTGTGCCTTCAACGGTGCGGGAATCAATCTGCGCGCACTTCCAGCGGTGTTTGTATTTGCGAAAGCATTCACGGAAACGCCCGGTGTTACGCGTCGGGTTCCCGAACGCCACCCAGATGATTTCCGTGTCTTCGTCCGTCAGCGCGCCTTCGGCAACCTCCCACACCAGATCGGCAATGTTTGATGCTTCGTCGAATACAACGATGATTCGCTTCCGCTCGTTGTGCAGCCCGGCGAATGCCTCGGTGTTGTGCTCAGACCATGGAATAGCGTCAGCACGCCATCGTTTGTCGTGACCGGGATCGTTGCTGTACATCGCCGTGGCGGTGCAGGTAAACCACTCTTTCGTAATAGCCAGATTTGACCATTTGATGATTTCCGGCCATGTCTTGGTACGCAGCTGATTGTCGGTGTTGGCGGTAACCACTACCTTACAATCCTCGCAGGTGGACATGCCCCAGTTAATCAGCATCGAGATAAAAGCCGACTTGCCGATACCATGACCGGATGCGCGGGCAAGCATTATCGGCTGGTGACGTGTCACTGGGTTCTGGAGGTGATCGCGTATCTCACGGAATGCGTCTGCCTGCCATTTGCGCGGGCCGGTGGCGTGCGCCAGCTCTGTGCCATCCTCTCCCCACGGAAAAGCATAAAGCGCATATCCCAGCGGGTCATACGTGAACGAGGCGATATCCTCAACGAGCTGCTCTTCCGGCGACATGGCTTCGGCTGTCATTCTTCACCACCAGCCTGCTCTTTGACGCGGCGTCGGGCTTTCGCCATTCGGTCGGCAATGGTGACGGTACCGGAAACTTCCAGGCGCTCTTTGAACGCGTTGACGTCGACGTGCTTACCAATCAGCTCAAGGTTCTTCACCTTGTCAGGCCATTTGATTTTTTTGAGGATGCCAACAAGTTCTTTCTCGTCGCCACGGCCTTCGAACATATCTGCCAACTCGAAACCGGTAAGATACTGACGCCAGACCTTAGGCCATTCCGAAACCGGCTTGATGCTCATGTCATCGTTCAGGATGTCGATCACATCCATCTGGTCTATTTCCACCAGGCGAAGCAGCACGTAATCAGCACTGACGCGCAGGCGCTTGTTGCGCTCTTCCATCAGTTCGGCGATACGTTTCTGGATGCGCTCATCACGCATCATGACACTGGCTTTGACGGCTGCCGTATTAGGTGAGAATCCTGCGTTAATCGCCGCCTGCGTCTGATTCTCAGGGCATTTGGTATATTCCTGCGCATAAGCCTCCTGCATCGCTGTTAGTGGCTTGTACTGCGTTGATTTGCGTTTTGGTGCTTTTGGTTCTGCGGGCATTGTTACCACCGAAGTAATAATTACCGTTTTGGTAATAGTAACACGCAAAACAAAGCCGCCATAGTCGGCGGCCATTGCAATTTATTGTCGCTATCGTGACATGTCACACTGATAATTTAGTCTCATGCCAGCCACGCGTCACCCAACATGCCGAATCACCGTCGCACGGACACGACTTAACCGGCAGTGAATCGCCGCACTTTCCGCAGCGGTTGGCACTGATTGACTTGATACGACCACGCACCCTGGCATCATCCTGGCGGATAAGCAACGCGATGTACTCAGCCATTTCATACGGCGCATGACCAGGGCGACGGGCGGCGCAGTTACGCGCCAGCATTTCCATTTCCTGCTCGTCGAGTTGCAATTCCAGCTTGCGGTTACCGGCTTCAGCCTGGCGGGCCCGCTGCGCGGATTTGCGTTCTGCTGCGGATTTAGCCACGGATAGCACTCCATGCCAGATTGATTAATGATTCCCAGGCGATGTAAACCCTGATTCCTGCAGCCATACCAAACCCGATTATCATGGAGTAAAGCAGAGCGTCACACTTGGACATCACTTCACCTCCTGCTGCGGTGCTGCTGCGAGTACACTGCGCCATACATCGACGTTATGCAGGTCATCAAGAATCGCATCTGTCATTGCATTAGTCATTGCCCCAGTCAACTCAACCGGCACCAGTTTCCAACCATCCGGAGTTACCGGAGCTGTCTTCCGGTATGCTTCGTAAATCGCATCACATATCTCCTTGCACTCAACAAGCACATTAGGCTCACAATGTGTGCCATGCATCCCGCCGAACGTTTCATCTAGCGTGCAGCGGATGTGACCGATGCCTTCCATCGCGGCGCGGAAGTTTTGCATGGCGATTTCTCCCACCGCTGGCTGCGGTAACTGTGGTGCTGCGTAGAGTGGAGTTTCGACTTTACAGCAAATGGCGAATATCTCGTCGTCACAGCACTCTTCCCGCGTCACAACTTGCCCGCTGTGATGCATATACGCCACCGGCTCCTGCTCCATGCTGGCGAGTAGCTGACGGGCCATTGATTTCAGCATTGCAATATCAGCATGCCCCAGGGTGTAACCAACCTTTAAATCGTAAACTGCTTGCACCTGTTGCTCTTTCGTAAATTTATCCATCTCACTCCCCCTTCACGCCAATGCCAGCGGCGCGGAGTGCTTCTATGAAAATATCAAGCCCCTGATTAAATCCGATAGCCTCATAAAACTGTTTTGTGTGCATGTCCGGTGAATTGCAATATTGGGGCAGCGTCACTGTCCGCGCCTCAAGTTCTGCTATGCGACGACTTCCATCAGCAATAACGCCTTCGTAATACTCACGTTGTTCTGCTATGCGCTTCTCTGCGGCTTCCAGATCATCCAGCAGCGCCAGCACGGTGGCAGGGTTAGCTGCAGCGATGAACTCAGCATCAAAAATGTCTCTTTTCCCGGTTGTTAATTCTACAAATACATTGCCAATGGCAACCCCGTGGAATGTCGTCATAAGCTCATCCGAGTTGCGCATCATTCGCTTCCACTCACCCGGTGTCGCCTTCTCCGCCGCTTCACGCAGCGCCTGTTTGTTGTGTGCTGTCATTGGGCGGCCTCCGCTTCTTCACGAATAGCAATGCGTGCTGCAACGTCTTTCAGCAGCTTTGTGAGGTTTTCCGTCAAGTGATCACAGCTGTGCATCTTACTGAACTTTGCAAGACTGTTACCTAGAGCGATGACGGCTTCAGCAGGACTATCAAGCTGGAAATCTTTGCTGTAGTCGTTACACCATTCCTCAGTTTTACGGTCAAAATAACGGGCGGATAGGTACCAACTTCCCAGACGGAATTGCATTTCGTAACTGAAGCCATTGCCGACTTCACACTCAACGTCATCAACAGTGAACCAATCAAGCGAGTAGCGGAAACGTTTAATCTTCACAGTTTTTTTCTGTTCTCTTTTCATGACCGCACTCCTTTGCGAAGTTGGGCGGCGAACTCATTGAGCGATATGTAGCAATCTCCGAACGTTAACGAACCGCTGGACTGCATATGCTCCATAGCCATCTCCACGCCCTGCGCCCGCACTTCAGCCAGGAAAGCGTCGGTGGCCGGGGTTTCTGGCATTCCCCAACCATTGTCTGTGAACCAGTTATCAAGAGGCTCCAGAGCGCCATTCAAGTGCCAGCCGGATACTTCAAACCCTTGCCCGTACAATTCAGAATTTACGCCTGACACTACCTCTTTCAGCGCCGCATTCTCCGACGCCAGCTCCCTGCACTTGCTCTCGGCGTTAGCGAGCTGTACTGCCTGAGCGTTACCTCTCACCAGTTGCACTTCAAGCTGCGTAGCCAGATCGCTAATCAGTTGCGCCAAACTGCGCACATCGACAGCACCGCATGACGCTTTCAATTCAGCAGTACGCTCATGCCCTAACTTCGCTAACTCAATGATATTGCTTCCCATTATTACCCCCGCTTACCCGTATAAGTTATTGATTAGGTTGATAACTAAAAGGATCATCGATTTAGAATTCTTCGATGTTCCATCCGCCACCCGCTTTCTTTGGCTTAACCGTTACTCCGATGATGCGAAACGGGTACTGGCCTGCTGCGACTTTGGTTTTCACCCTGGCGTCGTCGGTCCAGAAACCTTTCACCTCGTGCAGTTCCATCTCACCGGTGGTTAGCATCACTGCGAAGTCCGGCGTGTAGAACGTGTTATCAGCAAGCCGCAGCTTGATGCCTTCAAACCGGTACCAGGCTATTTCCCCGGCATGCTTACGCAGCTCAAGGTGCTGGCTGTATGCCGATTCGGTTTTATTCATCTGGCCTGTCTTGAGCCTTCCGAGCGCCTGCAACTGCCTTTTCATGATTTACCTCTCAGGTAATTTAAAACCACAAATGAGTTAATTTCAATAGCAATGCGCATATTTTATTACCTTTTTGGTAATTCACCAGATGTAAAAAAATGCGCTACTGCGCCGGTATTACTTGATGAGTCCTGCTGCCTTCCCTCGCCTGTATTCCTCCATAAGCCACTGTGCCGGTGTTATCCCTCCCAGGGTGGCTGCGTTCGGCATGCATCCGAAACTTCGACCTGGTGGATGGTAGGCGTTACCTGAGCTTGTTGGTGGTGTGCTCATTGGTTCTGGCTTGGCCTGTATGCTGAGTATTGGATCTGGAATCTGGTGACCGGATGCCACTTTTGCTGACCATTCATCCAGCAGCTTGCGGGCATGCTTCTCAACTTCAGCCTCACTCAGTTGGCGCTGATACATCGCCCTGCGGGTATCACACACAATCCAGTACATGACCGGGTGGCGCCACGGGAATCTCTCGGGGCCACCAGGCTGGAGGCTTTTTTCTTTGGCGTAACGGTGAAACTCACCCATCACGTCTTCGATGCTGATTCCCAGCACCATCTTGCTGTCTTTGCACCACTTGATGAATTGACCAGGAGAAGGCCAGAATGGTGATTCACTGGCGCGGGCATGACGCATTCCTGCAGATACCTGCTCACGGGTACGCACTCCACCTTCTGCAAATGCCGCGATCCACTGCTGTTTTGCCGCTGTCTCCTGTGCAGGAGTCTTCAGGTTGGTCTGTTCTGCTGCCGGGAATAGCTGCTTAAGCTGTTTAAACAGGGCATCAACAAGGCGCTCTGCCGTGATGTTCACAACGTTGTCGCTACCTGCATACTGACGGTATGATCCGGTTAATTGGGCCATAGCCTCACCGTCTCGGTTCTGGATGGCGGTAAATACGTTATTCACAGGAAATCCTCCCACGCCTCTGGACTGTTCCAGTGCGGTACGTTGTTTTCAGGTGAGGTCAGTTTGTTCTGTCTGCTGATTTGCAGTCGTCTGGCAAGTTTTTGCTCCCATTGCGCATGGTGGAAAGCCTTACCCTCGGCCATCCAGTAAACCCTGAACTCTGCAAGCTCCTGAGGTGTTGGCTGGCAATCCAGGTTAATACCCTGCAGAGATGACACCCGGAGAAAATCATCCGATGGTGACCAGTTCTCATGCATGACAAATTTCCCGAACTGTCCCAGTCCACCATGAGGGACAAAATTGTTAATCACGGTGTTGTTGGCGTCAGGTTCAGGCGGTACTAAACCACCAGTTTTATTGCCCCTCTCCTTCTCTTGGTTATATGACTGGTTAACTGATAGGTTCTGCATCCCGTTTTTGGGATCATTCAACTTCCCGTTTTTGGGATCATTCAACTTCCCGTTTTTGGGTATATTCCCAATTTTGGTAACATTACCGTTTTTGGGTATGTTTAAAGAGAAAACCCGGACCCTTCTTGTTGCCCCTTTTCTTTCTCCTGTGTCTGAAATTAACCCCATACCGATGAGCGAAATCAGCCCTGCCTGAACCGTTTTTTTATTCAGGCTTGTGTCGGTAACGAGTCGTTCGATACTTGGATAACACAGGTTGTATTCATCGGCTCGATCAGCCATCGAGAGCAGGATGAGTTTCAGTGATGAGCTGCCCGGATTTGTTTTCCATGCCCACTCTGTTGCGTGTCTGCTCATGGTAAATACCTGTCGTCAGCTTGAGTGTTGCAGGCTGGCTTCGGCCATGAGCTGCTTTATTTCTGCCTGGCGGCGCAGGCTTGTGTTGATGGCGCATGTAACGCAGTGTCCGTTGTAAACGTAGCGCTCACTGTCATGACCATGCTTACACTGCTTGCCGGTGTAATAACGCTTAAGACCTGCCTTTGCAGCGTCAAGGCGAGTAATAATCTCCATTGCACAACCTCATTAACGTTTACTATTACGATGATTTTGATGCAGGAAGAAAAAAAGATCAACCGTATATGGTTTTTTATTACCGTAAAGGTGTTTTATGCAGGAAGGAGCCGCCAGGGTATGACGGCATTGATGGATTCAGAGGGGTTATCGGTCGTAGAAGAAGAGCACTAATTCAGGTTTAGACTTTGTCCATTCGCGGGATCGGCACGCTTTAAAAAGTCCTTCCATCAGACGCTTACCCGGCATTTTGCGGCGACCAGTCAGATGCGTCTGGATGTAATGACTGGTGGTTCCGGCTTCAACTGCAAATGCTTCACGCTCATCAGGAGACAGCCCCAGCCAGTGCTTTTTGAAATCAAATTTTTTTTCGTCACTCATATTTTGCTTATCTCAGCCTGTCTATTCATATCTGAATTATTACCTTTCTGGTGAAAAAATCAATGATTATTACCATTATGGTAACTTTACCTTTATGGTAATATTCATTTAAATTTAGAAGGTTAGGTAATAATAAATGGGCAAATACAATAGCTATGAAAAGTATTTATGACATAAGACGCAAAAACCTTAACGAAATCATTCGCAGGGATTTCGATGATACCCAGTTACGTTTTGCAGAACGGGTGAAACGTTCGCAGAACCTGGTAAACAGGTGGTGTACTGGTATCAAAAATATCGGACCAAATGCCGCGCGTATCATCGAAGAAGCAGCCCGCAAAGAAAAGTTCTGGCTCGATGTCGATCACGAACTGGACGCAGTACAGGCTGATATCTTTATTCCGGCCACTGAAGATGGAGAATGGACTGTAGAGAAGCAGGCCGCCGCCACGCTCAATGCCTGGATGAGAAAGAACAGTGAAATGACATCCGAAAAGAAAGTCGCTGTTGCAGCTGGCATTGGCCCGGCCACCGTTAACCGGATTATGAAAGCGGAAGTCAGCACAACTATCGGCGTTCTTTCCTCCCTGGCGCGCGCGTTCGGGCATGAAGCATACGAGATGATTATTCCCGTCGGCGCACCTGGTGTTATCGACTATGACCACCGGATGTATGCAGCACTGCCACAGGAAGAGAAAAACAAGATCACCTCATTCATCAACTTCGTGTTTGAGCAGAACAAAAGCAAGTAATCCCCCGCCATTCTGACGCTTTACCTGCCCAATGGCGGTAAGCTCACGCCTCACGCAATTACCAAAATGGTAATTTTTTCTCGTCATACCTATTGACACAATCACTTTTTGATCTGATTATTACCCAAAAGGTAATACAAGAGCGCATTGCTCAGGCAGAAACCACCACTTCGTGGCTTTCCTGCATCTACAAGTATTACCAAAACGGTAATAGCGAGGTTTGTATGCAGTGGAAAATCATCAACGGTTGGTACTGCGTTACAGCTTGCGGGCTGATGAGCTGGAAGTTCCGCACGCTGGGCGAAGCAATGAACTGGGTATTCGTCAGCAAGCTGGTGGTAAAAACAGAAATGGATATGGGGGTGAGCAAGTGAGCGAATCAAAAGAACTGGTGCTGGTACAACTTCCGGCACCTGCAGATCTGGAAGCGGCATTTATCAGCGATGAGTACATCTCAAACCTGATTGCTGATATTCGTCAGAAAGCATTATCGGTAGTTGGTGACGTCAACACGGTTAAGGGTCGCGGTGTTTATATCAGCATGGCATCTACCGTTCGTCGTACTAAAACAGCCATCGACGACGCAGGAAAAAATCTGGTTGCAGAAATGAAAAAGCGCCCTGCTCTTGTCGATGCTAGCCGCAAAAAAGTACGCGATGCGCTGGATGAACTGGCGGTAGAAATACGCCGCCCGGCTACCGAATGGGAAGCCGAACAGGATCGAATAAAAGCCGAAGAAGCTGCACGAGTTAAAGCTGAAAACGACCGTAAGCAGTTCGAGTCAGATCACGAAATGGCATTGCTGATGAATGACGCATTCGACCGAGAAGCGAAGGCGAAATCAGAAGAAGCAGAACGCCAGCGCATTGCTCATGAAGAAGAGTTGAAGCGCCAGGCAGAAGAAAAGGCCAAACGTGAAGCCGAAGAGAAAATCGAACGCGAACGCGCTGAATCTGCACGTCGCGAGGCTGAATTAAAGTTCAAGGCTGAGCAAGCAGAGCGTGACCGTATTGCCGCAGAGCAAAAAGCTGAAGCAGAGAAGAAGGAAGCAGCTGATCGTGCCGAACGCGAAAAGCAGGAAGCTATCGCAGCCGAACAACGCAAAGCACAGGAAGAAGCAGATCGCATTAAGCGCGAAGCCGAAGAAAAAGAGGCTGCTCGCCTTGCTGAAGAGAAGCGAATCGCTGATGAAGCTGCAGCGCGCGCTGCTGATGTAGAGCACCGTAGGGCAATTAATGCGGCTGCCGTTCAGTCGCTTATCGATCAGGGCATCCCCGAAGACTGGGCAAAAGCCTGTGTAGTTGCCATCGCTCGCGGGAAAGTTCCGGCAACAACCATCAACTACTGAGGTGGCTATGCACATTCATCAATTCAATAACCTGAAAAAAATAGCCGCTCAGTTCAGCAGCGACTACCAGCTGTCATCAGAACTGTATGACCGCCACGTTGAACTGATAGAAGCAGTCGCTGGTTGCGAAATGGAAGAGTCATTCAAACGCGCCATTCTCCGTGCCGGTGTTCGTTATGAAGTTCTCGAGGCGGCACTTGAAAGTGATGATTTCGAAGAGCTGATGTCGTCATTCAAACGTGAATTTACTGGCGTCATCGCACGTCTTGACCTTGCTGACCAGATCGACAGCAAAAGGAATGCAGCATGAATACCGGTATTTATTTCAACATCAGCAACAAGGACTACCACGCCGGTGACGGCGTGAGTAAGTCACAACTGGATATGGTGGCCAAGAACCCTGCCCTTCTGAAATGGGTCAAGGCAGCTCCGGAAGACGAAGAGAAGAAGTCCGCGCTGGATATGGGTACTGCCCTGCACTGCCTGCTACTTGAGCCGAAGGAATTCGATAAGCGTTTCATCGTGGCGCCACAGTTCAACCGCCGCACAAATCAGGGAAAAGCAGACGAAGAAGCATTCCTGAAAGATGTTGCCGGCATGGGTATGACAGTGATGGATGCCGAACAGGGCCGGAAACTGAAACTGATGCGCGACAGCGCAATGGCCCACCCTGCGGCGAGGTGGATGCTGGAAGCACCAGGCCACTGTGAATCGTCGATGTACTGGAATGACGAAGAGACTGGCGAACTGTGCCGAATCCGTCCGGATAAATGGCTGAATGAGCACAACGTGATCGTCGATGTGAAAAAGGTTGCAGACATGGATCGCTTTGCCCGTCACATCGAGGAATTCCGCTACCACGTTCAGGACGCCATGTACATAGAAGGTGCACTGAAAGTAACCGGACAGCCACACGGATTCTTCTTCCTGGCTGTGAGCGAAACCATCGACTGCGGTCGATACCCTGTCCGCGTGTTCGAGCTGGATGCGTCAGACGTTGATGCCGGGCACCAGTTATTCCGCCGGGATCTGAACACCTATCACGAATGCCGCATCAGCGATGAATGGGGCGGTGTGGAAATTATTAAACGCCCTGAGTGGGCACGAAAACAGGATATGTACGTATGAGCAACGATATCGCAATCACATCACAGCCAGGCGCTACCGTAGGGACCGCGGCTGCAATATTCAGCCCAGAGGGGATGGACCGCCTGGTGCGTTTCGCAACCCTGATGGCAGACAGTAAAGCAACCGTTCCTCAGCACCTGGCAGGAAAGCCTGCTGATTGTCTGGCAGTTACCATGCAGGCAGCGCAATGGGGTATGAACCCGTTCGCTGTTGCGCAGAAGACGCATGTTGTAAACGGAACTCTTGGCTATGAAGCACAACTGGTTAACGCCGTCGTGTCGTCTTCAAACCTGCTTTCAACTCGCCTGAATTACCGCTGGGATGGTGACTGGTCAAAGGTGAATGGCAAGAGCGACAAATCACCATCACTGACCGTAACAGTATCGGCAGTACTGAAAGGCGAAGCAGAGCCGCGCGAGCTTACCATCAGCATGGCTCAGGCAGGTGTCCGTAACTCTCCGCTGTGGGAACAGGATCCACGCCAGCAGCTTGCTTACCTGTGCGTTAAGCGTTGGGCTCGTCTGCATGCACCTGATGTTCTACTCGGAGTGTATACCCCTGACGAATTGCAGGAGACAACACCGCGTGTTGAGCGCGACATCACGCCACCTGCGGCAACGGCTCAGGGCATGAACAGCCTGATCAACTCAAAGCCTGAGCAGAAGGAACAGGCAAGGAATGAAGGTCGCGGCCCTGACGAAATACTGAAGTCATTCACTGATGCTGCCAGTAACGCGGAAAGCGTTGAGAAACTGGATCTGATTTTCAATGGCGGAACATGGCCAGACAGCAAAAAACGCCCTGGAGCGAAAGATGCGTTGTCAGGGAAATGGCTGGAAATGGCAACCGATGTCTACAACGTACGCCGAGACGAACTGAACGAAGTACCGATGTAATCACCACTGCGGCGCCACGCGCGCCGCAAATGCAAGAGAGGTAATGATGAAAAGAGCATTTGGCAAAAAGGAACTGATGGCAGTGGTGCCGGTATCGATGAGCACCATTGACCGCATGGAGCGCAATGGCGAGTTCCCGCAGCGCTTCTGGATCACAGATAAACGCTGTGCATGGAACGCTGAAGAGGTTGAAAACTGGCTTGATGAGCGTCAGGCCACCAGCCCGGCAGAGTTCACCGGAAAAAAGCCGCCGGTTGATCAGCGCGTTTACCGCCCAGTAAGTAACGCCGCATGACAGCGCTGATCAGGCACTGGGAAAAATGGTCAGGATGGTACTTATTCCTGACCGCCGTTTCCGCCTGGCTGTATCTGCTGGCGGTAATTTTCAGAGAAGGCTGGATCCGATGAGCAAATTAACCCGTCTTGAAAAGTATCACCTGAACTATGTGTCTCAGCGTCAGGCTTCAAAGGTTGTCGCCGTTACTCCGGCGGCGATGGAGGTAGAAAAGCGCGCTGTTGAGCGTGAATCGAAAGGCCAGTACCGCATTGCAGCCAGACTGTGGTTGCTGTGTATGGATGTAGCGGTTGGTGAAGTGGAGCGCGCCAGAATAGCGATACGCCGTGATCAGTGCATATCAAAAGGTAACGGCCTGCGCCGTGGCGAATACGCAGGGATCGGATGTCGCGGGGTGGTGTATGACTAATCCGCACGACAATATCAGCGTCGGCAGCATCACGCTAGTTTATTCAACTCTGCGCCGCGGGTGGTTGGCACCCGGCGGCCAGGTTATTCAGAACCCATTAAAAGCTCAGAGCATTGCTGAGATGATGAACAGCAAGAAGGTGGCGGCATGAAAGAGCGCGGAATGATTTTTAACGAATACCAGGTGCGCGCCTTGCTTGATGGCGGCATGACGCAGGTTCGTCGGCCAATAAAATGGCGCCAGACTCGGGCTACCGAAATTGCAGAACGTGAAGACGGCAGCCGGTGGCCGTGGAGTGAGGATGCGGAAAATGTTTGCGATTACTGGCACCCATGCCCATTCGGTGCAGTAGGCGATGTTATTTACGTCAGAGAGTCATTTTCACGACTCGACTCATTTAACTTCTTCGATCCCGTAGTGCCTCATGAAGTACCGGATTTCTGGTATTGGGCCGATGGTGAACCGGAGTGGGGAGACTGGACGCGCCCACAATCTGGCGCAGTCATGCCTCGCGACGCCAGCCGAATCAGCCTAAAGATAACCGGAATCCGCGTCGAGAGACTTCAGGATGCCGATGAATCAGCCATGCTGAATGACCTTGGTGACATGCTCGAACACGACGAAACCGTAGCGGGTCGCACCTTCAACCATGCTGAGCATTATGCGATCGCTGGAGTTACGGTTGGTCTGTGTCCAGAAATGCACGGCTTTAAAGCTTGGTGGGATAAGACAAATGGCGAAGGTAGCTTCGACTCCAACCCTTGGGTATGGGTCATCGAATTTAAGCGTATCGAAGGCGGTGCATCATGACCGGTAAATACACTCTGATTTATGCAGATCCGCCCTGGACATATCGCGATAAAGCAGCCGATGGCGAGCGTGGTGCCGGGTTCAAATATCCGGTGATGAACGTGCTGGATATCTGCCGCCTTCCTGTATGGGATCTCGCTGCCGAAGATTGCCTGTTGGCGATGTGGTGGGTTCCGACTCAGCCGGTTGAGGCGTTGAAGGTGGTCGAATCGTGGGGATTCAAGCTGATGACCATGAAGGGATTTACCTGGCATAAGACGAACAAGCACAAAGGCAACAGCGCGATCGGAATGGGCCACATGACCAGGGCGAACAGCGAAGACTGCCTGTTTGCGGTGCGTGGGAAACTACCGGCCCGCATGGATGCGTCAATCTGCCAGCACGTCACGGCGCCGCGCATGGAAAACTCGCGCAAGCCTGACATCATCCGCGAAAAACTGGTGCAGTTGCTGGGCGATGTTCCGCGCATTGAGCTATTCGCCCGCCAGTCGTCACATGGCTTCGATGTATGGGGCAATCAGTGCGACGGTCCAGCAGTGCAACTTCATCCAGGTTATGCGCTGGATGTTGCAGGAATGGCGCAGGCATTCTCAAATGCTCCGCTATCACCATCAGATAATCAGGGGCGGGAGCGTGCAGCATGACCATGTTCAATGAGGCGGAGTTAATCCGCCAACTGGAAGAGCAACGCGCTGTGATTGTGCAGAAAAGTGCTCAAGTTAACTGGTTGCAAACTGAAAACAATGTCTTGCACAAGAAATGCGAAGAACTGCAAATGACAGTTGATCTACAGCGAGAATTTATACAATCCAGAAATTAATCATCTTCATTCATCCATCGCTCAAACTTCGACGGGGAAAACGGCACCAGATCGGTGTGCTCCCCGCTAATCCAGTCATCAACCATATCCGCCCATTGCTGCAACATGTAGGCGCGTTGCCTGGCGTACTCCGCTTTGTTGTATACCGCACGCACTCCCTTTTGCTCATGCGCCAGCGCCTTTTCAATCCAGTCAGATGGATAACCAGCCTCATGCAACAGCGTGCTGGCTGTGCGGCGAAGATCATGCACAGAGAAATCATCCAGATTCCCGCCAGCCTTGCTCACCGCTTCGACGGTGGTATTGATCAGCCTGTTCAGTGCGCCATTGGATAACGGCTTGCTAACCGAATAGCGACCGGGCAAAAGGTAATCACTTCCACCAGCGCACATCTGCAGGCCAACAATGAGATCCTGCGCCTGCTTTGGCAGATAGATAACGTGTGAACGGCTTCCCTTCATTCGTTCCGCCGGTATCGTCCATGTCCATTTTTTGAAATCGATTTCTGACCATGTGGCGTGGGTGAACTCACTTTTGCGAACCAGGGTAAGCAGCACCAGTTTTAATGCCAGTTTCATTGTGGCCATAGCCCCGACATTATCCAGCGCCCGGAAGAATACGCCTATCTCTTCAGGTTGCAGCGTGCGGTCGCGCGGCTTGAACATGGCTATTGATGAAGGCTTGATGTCAGCAGCCGGATTAAACAGACCGTGCCCGCGATCATTAGCGTGACGGTATATACTGCTGATTATCTCTCTGGCTTGCACTGCCGTAGCCCGGCCGCCACGTTCAACAATCCTGTCGCACAGATCGCGAACCATCGATGTGGTGATCTCAGCCATCATTTTATTACCCAGAACCGGCATGATATCGCGATCGATAACGGACTGTTTCATTGCCCTGGTACTGTCAGCCAGAATGACGTGCTTCATATAGCTGTCGGTATGTACCGCGAAGGTTTCAGCACCACGGATCTTTTTGATACCGTCACGTTTAGCCGCAGCTGGCGACTGTCCTGCCTTTAACAGTTTTTTGGCAGCAATGAGTTCTTCTCGTGCTTCCGCCAGGCTGATACCGTCACGCCCGTACTGACCGATGACCAGCGTTTCCCGGCGCCCGTTAATGCGGTAGTCGTACCGGAAAGAGACAGAGCCGGAAGTAAGCACCGCAACATACAGCCCGTCACGATCCGAAACCTTATACAGTTTGTCCTGCGGCTTGAGGTTTTTTAGTTTGGTATCAGTAAGCACAATTCACCCGTAAAGCATCCATGGTTTGACGGTATGAAGAGTATACCTTTAAGGTAATACCGTCACCTGTACCGATGAAAAATGTGAGATAGAGTGAATAGATATGATGTGATATAAAGAAAAACCCTCTGTAAAAACAGAGGGTTGATTGCATAACTGAATAGAAATGATTAGCTGTGAGTTAGCTGTACATCATTCCCACTCAAT